AAGTTAGTGAAGAACATTTAACAAAATTACAAACCGCGAATAAAGAATTTGCGATGATTCAAAAAAACTTAGGAGACATGGCAATTCAAAAACACCAAGTGCTTAAAGTTTTAGACACCAAAAGAGCCGAGTTTCAAGAACTAGAAAAAGAATTAATAGAAGTTTATGGAGATGATGTAGTAATTAATTTAGAGTCTGGAGAAGTAAAAGAAGCTGAAAAAAAAGAAGAAGTTAAAGAGTAAAAAATAATGGCTAAGATAAGTAATTTGATTGCATACCCTACAGTAACTCCTACTTTAGGAGATTATGTGGTAGGTACGGATATTTCTGATGGTAATGCTACGGTAAATTATTCTTTTCAATCGATTGCAGATATAATGCCGACTCCAACTTTAGAAGAAGTATTAGCAGAAGGAAATACAGCCACTAATAATATTATTTTAACCGGAAATATTTCAATCAGTGGCACCTATGGGGATACCAGTGGCGATGTAGGCACGGCAGGCCAAGTATTATCTTCAACGGGTGCAGGAACAAATTGGGTAGACAATGTAGATGGAAGCGGCACATTAAATACCGTTGCTAAATGGACACCTGATGGAAATACATTAGGAGACTCTAATATTACTGACAATGGTACTACAATAAATATTACATCGTCAGCGTCATATTTTGAAGTGAGGGCTTCAGGAGGATCTGAATTTCAAACTAACGTACTCTTTACCGCAAGAGCCACAACAGAAAACATACTTCATATAGATGATGGATTAGAAGATGGGCTGGCTAATGCAGGAGGAAGTGGACAAATATTATCTTCAACCACTACAGGAGTTTTATGGATTGATCAATTGCCTTCAGGCCTTGTATATAAGGGAACCTGGGATGCCTTGACCAACGCAAGTGCAGATGGCCCTTTAGCCTCAGGAGTTGGAACACCAGGGAATTATTATATAGTAAAAATAGCAGGAACAACCAACTTAGATGGCAATAATACATGGGAAATCGGAGACTGGGCGGTATTCTCAAGTACGAATGTATGGCAAGAAATAGATAATCAAAACATATTTTCTGGAAGCGGCACCGCTAACACGATGACTAAATGGACTGGTACGCAATCTTTAGGAGACTCTAATATTACCGACAATGGTACTACTATTGACATCGGAGATAGCACAGCTACCACTGTAACCTTTTCAAACACAGGTAATGCAGAAGTAGCAGCCAGTGTAGGGACTTGGAGATTTAATAATACTGACGTAAGTTTTTCACCCGGTGTACAGCTAATGGATGCGTCTGCGGGCCCTGGAACAGCAGGACAAGTATTGTCTTCAACTGGTGCACAAGTACTTTGGACTGACACGGTAGATGGAAGTGGTACTTTAAATACCATTCCAAAATGGACTCCTGATACGGATACCTTAGGAGATAGTAATATTACAGATGATGGTGCTACTATTACTTTAACAAGTACAAGTGTTGATATAAATACTACTAATACTACAATAACTCCAAGTAATTTATTTGTAGTTTCCGGAGACAGTGAGCTAAGGGGAGATATACAGATAGGTGATGCACTCGCAACAGAAGAATGCATACTTATGACCAAAACTTTTGTTGAAAATGGAACTTACTTGAGAATAAATGGAGAGTTACGAGATGCGGGAGACAGTATGGGTGTAGCAGGTCAAATTTTATCCTCAACCGGAACTACAGTTGACTGGATTAACGCTCCTTCATCTACAGTCGGCCCAGACGGATCACGAAGTGTGAGCGGAACTATTCTTTCAGCAGCATTATTAACAATTGGAGCAACTCCGGTTGAATTAGTGCCCGCGCCAGGAGCCGCCAAGCTGATTGTAGTAGACTCGGTGTATCTCTTTAATGATTATGGAACTGTACCTTATACTAATGTAGGTGGAGTTTCAGGTTTATTTTATTCCACCTCTTTAACATCGTCAGATAAAATCACGCAGGTGAGCACCAGTTTTTATACTGCTACCTCCGACAACAGAAGAATGTACCACCCTTGGTATCAACTTAATTTAATAATAAATGACTCTATAGTGCTAGGTAACACTACCGCCACTAACTTAACTACGGGAGACGGTAATTTTTATTTCACCGTCAATTATAAAATATTAAATGCGGCAGATATGACGCCGGTCCTTACCTAATAAGGAAAGTAAATAAAATATAATATATAATGGATATAAGAAAAGTCTCCATTGGGGCAGATTATAAATCTAGCTCTATGCATTACATAGTTGGTCAAGACGTCCTGGGCGGCAATTACACCATACACCTTATCAGACAAGATCAGTCTTCAAACTCAATAAAAATTTGGATTCAACAACGAGATGAGATACTTTTGTGGAAAGAGTTTAATTCACAAATGCCTATAGCTATAGAATATAATATAAATTTTTAAATGAGATCTCCATACTATTTTATTGTAAAGCCTGTAAATGGTAGACGTTATGACAATATAAAAAATATAGGAGGAATCGATTTTGTCACCAGCGTTTCACAAGAAGATCATTTAGCCACAAATAGATTTGCAGAAGTAATTTCTTGTCCTCTTTCCTATGAGGGAGAAATAATTCCTGGCGATATACTTCTAGTTCATCATAATGTATTTAAAATATTTTATGACATGAAAGGAAGAGAAAAAAGCGGGAGAAGCTTTTTTAAAGATGATTTATTTTTTATTGCATTTGATCAATTCTTTTTATATTATCATAATGAAGAATGGAAAACACATTCTAAATATTGTTTTATTAAACCTATTCCTATTCAAGATTCATGGATTTTAAAACCAGGTGGTGAAGAGCCATTAACGGGAATTGTAAAGTATACTAACCCTATGCTTACTAAATTAGGTGTAAAAGAAGGCGACGAAGTTTTATTTGAACCTCAGTGTGAGTATCCTTTTCATATTAATGGAGAAAAAATATATAGAATGTTTTGGAATAATATTACCATGGTTTTATGAAAGAATCAAAAGAATTAAAATTAGAAATAATAAAAGCAGGTCGTCAGGCAGTTGAACAGCTTATTAAAGTGGCAAAAGAAGATATTATAAAATATGATAAAGATGATGAGTTGGCACCCGATAGATTAAAAAATGCAGCGGCCACTAAAAAGCTTGCAATATTTGATGCGTTTGAAATACTCTCACGCATTGAAACAGAAAAAGAAATGCTAAACGGTGTGGTAAAAGAGGAGGAAAAAATACAACAAGGATTTGCAGAAAGAAGATCTAAATAAATTATATCAGGTTATACCTAATCATGTTTCTAAGCAGTCGATGTTGAAAATGAATCAACATAAGTCTTGGGAATACGGCTATAATCCTAAACATGATTTTGTAGTAATAAGCCAAGATGGAACAGTGGGGGAGATATATAATATTAATGGCTTGTTAATTGGCCTACCTCTGCAGCCTAAAAAAATATACAAAAGATCCAAAAAAAAAGCAGATCAATATTGGGAGGCTTTCCCATATGCTAAAGAATTATCGCGAATTTCTACTATATTTCAGTGGAATGAGACTCCTAATGAATTTAAAGATAAATGGGTAGATTATATTGAAAACGAGTTTAATAGAAGAGAAGAAGGATTTTGGTTTTACAACAACGGAACTCCTCTTTATATTACCGGGACTCACTACATGTATTTACAGTGGACTAAAATAGATGTAGGAAAGCCAGATTTTCGTGAAGCTAATAGGATATTTTATATATATTGGGAAGCGTGTAAGGCAGATAAGCGAAGCTTCGGAATGTGTTATTTAAAAATAAGGAGATCAGGATTTTCGTTTATGGGCTCATGTGAGGCAGTCAACACAGCCACAATAAGTAAAGATGCTAGGATCGGAATTCTTTCAAAAACAGGAGCAGATGCTAAAAAAATGTTTACCGATAAAGTCGTTCCTATATCCAACCATTATCCTTTCTTTTTTAAACCTATTCAAGACGGAATGGATAGACCTAAAACAGAATTAGGATATAGAGTACCTGCTTCTAAGATTACTAAAAAAAATATGTATGAGATAGAAAAAAATGAATTAGAAGGATTAGATACCACAATTGACTGGAAGAATACTGCGGAGAATAGTTATGATGGAGAAAAGCTAAAACTTCTTATTCATGATGAATCTGGAAAATGGATGAGGCCAGATAATATAATTAATAACTGGAATGTTACTAAAACCTGTCTAAGACTAGGAAGTAGAGTAATAGGAAAATGCATGATGGGCTCCACCTGTAATGCGTTAGATAAAGGAGGGGATAATTTTAAAAAACTATTTTATGATTCTAATGTAGCAGATAGAAATCAAAATGGCCAAACTAAAAGCGGGCTCTATAACCTATTTATTCCAATGGAATGGAATTTTGAAGGCTATATAGATAAATATGGGATGCCTTTATTTTATACTCCTACTACTCCGGCTGAGGGAGTGGATGGAGAATATATATATCGAGGGGCTATAGATTATTGGAAAAACGAAGTGGAATCCTTAAAAAGAGATCCAGATGTTTTAAATGAATTTTATAGACAATTTCCTAGAACTGACTCTCATGCTTTTAGAGATGAAAGCAAAGAAGCTCTTTTTAATCTTACTAAAATATATCAACAAATTGACTATAACGACTCTTTAATTAAAGAACATTACATCACACGAGGTAGATTTAGCTGGAAAGATGGAGTAAAAGACACCGAAGTTGTGTGGACGCCTGATTTAAGAGGAAGATTTTTAGTATCTTGGTTACCAGAAAAGAATTTACAAAATAACAAATTAAATATAAACGGAAAATACGCTCCTGCCAACGAACATATTGGAAGTTTCGGATGTGATTCTTACGATATTTCAGGAACGGTGGGAGGAGGAGGATCCAATGGAGCACTACATGGCCTAACTAAATTTAATATGGACAACGCTCCTAGTTATGAATTTTTTTTAGAATATGTAGCGCGACCGCAAACGGCAGAAATCTTTTTTGAGGAAGTATTAATGGCTTGTGTATTTTACGGAATGCCAATTTTAATTGAAAACAATAAACCTAGATTGTTGTATCATTTTAAAAATAGAGGTTATCGTAAATATAGTTTAAACAGACCGGATAAAATTTTTAATAAATTATCTAGAGCCGAAAAAGAAATAGGAGGAATCCCTAACAGTTCGGAAGAAGTTAAACAAGCTCATGCAAGCGCTATTGAGAGCTATATTGAAAAACATGTAGGGATAGATTTAGAAGGATCGTTTAGAGAAAAAAATGATATGGGAGTAATGTATTTTAATAGAACATTAGAGGATTGGGCTAGATTCAATATAAACCATCGAACTAAATTTGATGCATCTATTAGTTCAGGCTTAGCTATAATGGCTAATCAAAAACATCTTTACACCCCCCAAAAAAAAGAGTCAAAAATAAGCATTAACTTTGCAAGATATAATAATAAAGGTTACCATAGCGAAATTCTTAATTAATGAAAGACGTAACAATTGACATAAACCCAAGAGGTTTTCCAGACCTCTTTGTTTCAGATAGCGAAAAAGATACATTGGAATACGGATTACAGATAGGCCAAGCTATACAATACGAGTGGTTTAGAAAAAGTGGAAATCAATGTCGGTTCTATGGGCAATGGCGAGATTACCATCGATTAAGACTTTATGCGCGTGGAGAACAGCCGGTACAAAAATATAAAAACGAACTAGCTATTGATGGCGATTTAAGTTATTTGAATTTAGATTGGACGCCAGTTCCAATTATTCCAAAATTTGTTGACGTTGTAGTAAATGGGATGAATGATAGATTATTCAAAGTTCAAGCCTATGCCCAGGACGCATTATCGGCAGAAAATCGTTCAGCATTTCAAGACATGATTGAAGCTGACATGGTAGCTAAACCTATCCTTCATCAAATCCAAAAAGGCTTTGGGGTTAATCCTTTTGCTACTGATCCTGATGAACTTCCTAATAATGATGAAGAGCTTGCACTTTATATGCAGTTAAATTACAAACCAGGTGTTGAAATAGCCGAAGAAGAAGCTATAAACACTTTATTTGAAGAAAATCATTATGCGAACGTGCGTAAACGCGTTGACTATGATATAGCCGTGATAGGCATAGGAATTACTAAACAATATTTTTTACCAGGTGAAGGAGTTAAAATTGATTATGTGGATCCAGCCAATGTAGTGTATAGTTATACCGAGGATCCTTATTTCAAAGATTGTTTTTATTGGGGAGAAATCAAAACAGTTCCTATGACAGAATTAATTAAGATTGATCCTAGTTTAACAAATGATGATCTTACCGAAATAAGTAAATACAGCCAAGCGTGGTATAACTATTATAATTTATCCCAATTTTATGAAAATAGTATTTTCTATAGGGATACTGCCACCTTGCTTTATTATAATTATAAAACTACCAATACTATTGTTTATAAAAAAAAGAAATTAGAAGGAGGCGGTGTAAGAATGGTAGAAAAAGACGATCAATTTAATCCACCTGAGGAAAAAATGAAGGATGGAAACTTTGAGAAAGTAGAGAAAAAAATTGATGTATGGTATGAAGGAGTTATGGTAATGGGAACTAATATAATGTTAGAATGGAAAAAAATGGAGAATATGGTGAGACCGCAATCAGCTTCTCAACACGCCATGCCTAATTATATAGCCTGTGCTCCAAGAATGTATAAAGGAATGATAGAGTCTTTAGTGCGTAGAATGATAAGCTTTGCAGATTTAATACAAATAACTCACCTTAAATTACAACAGGTAATTGCTAGATTAGTCCCCGATGGGGTATTTATAGATGCAGATGGATTAAATGAAGTAGATCTAGGGACGGGAAACGCCTATAATCCACAAGATGCATTAAGATTGTATTTTCAAACAGGATCAGTAATTGGACGTAGTTTTACGCAAGATGGAGAATTTAATAATGCTAAAGTTCCTATTCAACAATTAACCGCAAGCAGCGGACAAGGAAAAATTAATAGTCTAGTGGCTAGTTATAATCATTATTTAGATATGCTCAGAAGTGTAACCGGATTAAATGAAGCTAGAGATGGTAGTAAACCGGATCCTTATTCATTAGTTGGGGTACAAAAACTTGCTGCTTTAAATTCAAATACTGCAACGCGCCATATATTAGAGGGTAGTTTATATATAACCCAAACTTTAGCTGAAGCTTTATCGATTAGAGTAGCAGATATTTTAGAGTTTGCGGAATTTAAAGAAGAATTTAAAATGCAAATCGGCAAATATAATGTAGCTATTCTGGAAGAAATAAACGAATTATACATGTATGATTTTGGCATATTTATTGAAGTAGCGCCAGATGAGGAAGAAAAAGCTCAACTTGAACAAAATATCCAAATGGCTCTTTCTAAAAATGATATAAACTTAGAAGATGCAATTGACATTAGAGAGTTAAAAAATATAAAACTTGCCAATCAATTATTAAAAATTAAAAGACAAAAGAAGCAAGACCAAGATCAGCAATTTGCTATGCAGCAAAAACAAATGGATGCACAAGCTAAAATGCAGGTGGTACAAATGCAATCTGAACAAGAGATGCGTAGAATACAAATGGAAGGGCAAATACAAATGCAAGGAAAACAAGCTGAAGTAGCATTTGAAATTGAAAAAATGAAAAATGAAGCTATGCTTAAACAACAGTTAATGCAACATGAATTCAATTATAATATGCAGCTCAAAGGGCGTGAAGAACAATCTATCGATAAACGAGAGAAAGAAAGAGAAAAAGCTAAAGATAAAAGAATTAGTCAAGCCAACACAGAGCAATCTAAGTTAATACAACAGAGAAAAAATAACTTACCG